TAAACGTCATGACATGGGCGAAGCGAAGAAGGGAAACATCGAGCGTTGGCGGACATGGACGCGTAAGGAAAAGGTAGGGATTGGTACGTGGTTGTTGGAAGTCATCCGCACCACGACTCACATGATTCAATTCAAGATGGTAGGCGAGCGTCAGAAGACGACCATGCACGTCACCGTAACCGACGAGTTGTTTCAATGGATCGCTGAGTACAACCAACACCACGAAGTCCTAGCGCCGATGTGGTTGCCGACTTTAAACGCGCCTCAAGAATGGACATCGATCTGGAAAGGCGGATATGGCGACGTTGATGGGTTACCACCTACGACGTTAGTGAAGTCCTTCGACATGGAACACCTCCGATCGATCGATTTTAACGACATGAAGCCCGTTGCTGATGCGGTCAATCATATCCAAGACACGAAGTGGACGGTCAACGATCGCGTCTTAGACGTCGCTCGATGGGCGTGGGAGAACGACAGAGAGATAGGTGAGATGTGCCGACGCTCTGACTACGAGCTTCCACCACCTATACCAGAAGATGCGGACACCGACACAAGACGTGAGAACTCGCGCAAGTGTGGCATCATTCACAATCTAAATTTAACTCTGCGTTCCCAACGTCTGCACATTTTAAAGACGTTATGGATGGGTGATAAATTCGCAGGTAAACATTTTCATTTCCCACATCAGATCGACTTCCGTGGTCGCATCTATCCCATACCTTATTTCTTGTCGCCACAAGGTACGGACTTAGCGAAGTCTTTACTTCTCTTTAGCGAGTCCGAAACCATTTGGAAGCCGGAGACCGAAGCGCGTTGGTTGGCGATCCACGGAGCGAATTGTTTTGGTAACGATAAGATCACGCTTGATGAACGCGTCGCTTGGATACACAGCAGGAAGAAAGAAATCCACGAAGTGTACAGCGATCCGAAGACCAACGACTGGTGGACGGAAGCGGATGATCCTTGGCAGTTCTTAGCGTTCTGCTTTGAGTGGGGAGATTTATTGGCGCATGGGGGTCGAGGCTTCAAGACGAGGCTTCCCTGTGCGATGGACGCATCTAACAATGGCATTCAACTTTTAAGCCTATTAGGTCGTGATGAGATCGGCGGAGCCGCAACGAACGTCACAAGCACGGACGTACCCGCTGATCTCTACTCTTTTGTAAGTGACCGTGTGAACGAGTTGCTTTTAGCGGACGCCAAAGACGGCGATCATGTGGCAACGGCATGGTTAAAGTTTGGTGTGGATCGTAAGACAACCAAGCGACCCGTCATGGTGAAGCCTTACGGCGGTACACGTTTCAGTTGTAAAGACTACATCTCGGAATGGTACGGCGAGAAATGCTTACATAATAATCTTGATCCATTCGGTAGAGAGTCGTCAGTCGCTCTTGGTTATCTAAGCGGACTCGTTTGGAAAGCTATGAACGAATGTCTTCAACGCCCGAACCGCGTAATGAAGTGGTTACAAGATACCGTTCGCGTTCTTGGTCACGAACAAAAGCCCGTCATCTGGACGACACCAATGGGTTTTAAAGTTCGTCAACGCTATCTCAACACAAACATCAAACGTATCCTGACCGCTCTTGGCGAGAAGGTTATGCACATCCGCTACCGGGAAGAGACCGACACCTTAGATAAGAACCGACAAGCAAACGGTATCAGTCCTAACTTCGTCCACAGCCTCGATGCAAGCGTCGCTCAACAGACCGCTTTATACGCCAAGGAACAAGGCATCCGATCGTTGGCGATGGTTCACGACAGCTTTGCTACACACAGCACAAACTCGGAGAAGCTTGGCGTCCTGTTACGCAAGTCAACCGCTGAAATATTTTCACCCGATCTACTTCTGAAGTTTCAGGATGAGATCAAATCACAAACCGAGAAGGAACTTCCAGACCTGCCCCCTTACGGATCGCTCGATCCACTTGAGGTGTTGGGTTCGGAATATTTCTTTGCTTAAAACGACGCTTAAAAGGAGCGATTAAATGACCCGATATAATATGAAAACGATAACAACACCAAAAGGAACGGCACGTTACTGCTGGCTTACAAGCCCATCCAAAGGACAGTACGACGACAAGGAATACGGAACGTACCGCACCCAACTAATACTAGAGGAAGCAGATTGGACGGCGCTGAAGAATCAGATCAAGCCGGACTTTGAAGCCGCGTATCAAACGGAATGCGTAAAGCAAGGTAAGGATAAACTAAAGCAAGCGAACTCACCGTTCTGCATTGACGACGAAGGCAATCACTACATCAAGACCAAACTTAAGGGCGGAGGAAAACGTAAAGACGGCTCCGAATACTTCCTTTCCGTTGGTCGCTTTGACGCACAAGGTAATCCAATAAAGGACGACACCATCATCGGCGGTGGAAGCACGATCAAACTCGGACTGAAGGTTCAGTTCTGGTACGTCGCCGCTCACGGTTTTGGAATGCGTCTCGAACCACAAGCTGTACAGGTATTAAAGATGGCTGAAGTGGGAACGTCAGAAAAGGCGTCGAGCTTTGGCTTTACAGCGGAAGAATCGGGCTACACCCACGGCGGTGAAACGTTCGAACAAACCCTAGATCAACCAACCAACGATAATAATGACGAGACACCGAAAGAAGAAGACACGCCCCTCACGGCGGACTTCTAACTTTCGTTCTGGATTCGAAGCAAAGACCGCTAATTACTTACGGCGGTTGGGCATCGAGTTCGAATACGAAAGTATGAAGATAGAGTACATGAAAATAGCAACATATACGCCTGACTTCATCCTACCAAACGGGATCATAGTTGAGACCAAAGGATTGTGGACAAGCGAAGACCGAACCAAGCATCTGCTAATTCGTGAACAACATCCCGAACTCGATGTCCGCCTTTGCTTTCAAAACGCATCTAACAAACTGCGTAAGGGATCGAAGACCTCTTATGCGATGTGGTGCGAAAAGAAAGGAATAAAATATTGTGACAAAACTATACCGAAATCATGGGTAAATACGCGCAAGTCCACACGTCATGTCCATCCTGCAATAGTAGCGATGCCAGATCGATCTACATAGACGGGAGTTCATATTGTTTTAAATGCGAGGAGTATAAACCTTCACCAAAAGACAAAACGAATATTAGTAAAATGCAAAACGAAAACAAACCACCACCAACATTTGTTAATGGTCAATATGGGCCGCTCAATAGACGTAACCTGACCGAAGCAACGTGTAAGAAGTGGGGGTATCAAATCGCTCGGCTCGACGGAGAACAAGTACAGGTCGCCAACTACCGAAGCAGGGACGGCAAGCTTGTTGGTCAGAAGATAAGGTTCCCAAATAAAGACTTCAAAGTCAGAGGCGAACTGGTCGGGCTTTACGGTCAACACTTGTGGAGAGACGGCGGTAGACGCGTCGTTGTAACCGAAGGAGAGATCGACGCTCTATCTGTATCACAAGCGTTCGAACATAAATGGCCTGTCGTATCGATTCCACACGGCGCTCAAAGCGGGAAGAACCACGTCGCTCAAGCGCTCGATTGGTTAGAACGTTTCGACGAAGTCGTGTTCATGTTCGACATGGATGACAGCGGAAGAAAGGGAGCGACTGAATGCGCCGCCTTACTCACGCCGGGACGCGCCAAGATCGCCGAGCTACCACTCAAAGACCCGAACGACATGATCGTTGCCAACCGCTCACAGGAACTCGTAAGAGCGACGTGGGATGCGCGAGACTATCGACCCGATGGGATCGTTGGAGCCGAAGAACTATGGAACAAGATCAACGAAGTTAATAACGCTGAGTCGAAACCTTATCCATACAAGATGTTAAACGACATGACGCACGGCTTACGACGGGGAGAACTCGTCACCGTATGCGCGGGTAGTGGGATTGGGAAGTCTCTATTCTGCCGTGAAGTCGCTTACTCGTTATTACAAGCGGGTGAGAAAGTCGGTTACATCGCGCTTGAAGAGAGCGTAAGGCGAACAGCTCTCGGCATCATGGGACTACACGTCGGACAACAACTACATCTACAAAAAGAGATAGAACCAGAAGCGTTAAGACCTACGTTTGAAGAGACGGTAGGGAACGGACGCTTCTTTACATACGATCACTTCGGCAGTTGTGACAGCGATAACCTACTAAACAAAATCAGATACCTATGCAAAGGACTGGAATGTAAGTGGATATTTCTTGATCACTTGTCGATTGTTATTAGCGGCTTTGACGGAGACGACGAACGCCGTTTGATCGACAACACCATGACACGATTAAGATCACTCGTTGAGGAGACTCAATGCGGGATGGTCTTAGTCAGTCATCTCAAACGACCACCCGGCGGAGGACACGAAGAAGGAGCGGTGACAAGTCTCGCTCACTTACGCGGTTCACACGCCATACCACAACTGTCAGACATGGTCATCGGATTAGAACGTAATCAACAATCCGAGTCTGACTCTAACCAAACAAGAATACGAGTGTTGAAGAACCGCTTTTCTGGCGACAACGGATTAGCGGGTACGCTTCACTTCGACAACAAGACAGGAAGATTAAATGAAAGTGATTCAAAGATGTTTACAACTGACAATAATAACAATCAAACGGTGGGTTCGCCTGATCCGTTCTAAGCTATGAGTAGAAGAAACAAGACACTCTACTTCGACATCGAGACCAACGAGCTAGAAAACTTTACTACGCTTGACGGACTTGAAGTTGTTCATTGCTTATCTGTTTACGATCCCGTCATGGAAAAGATGGTGACGTTTAGCGGCGACGGTATATCGGCAGGACTACGTGAACTTGATGATGCCGACACCATCGTCGGTCACAACGTCATTGGGTTTGATATACCCGCTCTAACAAGGATGTATAAGTGGTCGCCTCAATCGCGTGTCCTCGACACTATGATTACATCCCGATGCGTACACAGCGATCTATACAGCCAAGACATGGTGCGTGATAAATTCCCGAAAGAATGTTGGGGATCGCATAGTCTTAAAGCTTGGGGCTATCGTATAGGCTCCGTCTTCAAGGACGCTTACGGCGAACAAGATGGCGCGTTCGATGAGTACAACGAAGAGATGCGTAAGTATTGTGAGCGCGATGTTCTCGTTACCCAAGCGATCGGTGCATACATGAAGATGCAAGAACCCGACACGCGGATGCTCAACCTTGAACACATGTTTGCCACGATAATGAGACGACAGGAACTCGTAGGCTTTTCCTTTGACGAGAAGAAAGCGGAAAAGTTAGCGATGGAACTGACGACAAAGCGAGCCGAGTTAAAGGATGAATTACAAAAGACGTTTGAACCGAAGGTCGAAGAGATGAAGACGCCCGAAGGTTGGGAGATAGAAGTCAACGGAAAGCAGTTCTTCGGTGAGACCAAGGCGGCGTTAAAGCGTCTGTTAAAAGAAGAAGGAGAAGTTCAAGCGCTCGCTAACAAGGCAACTAAACTAGCTAACAAGACTAAGTCCATTCCGTTTAATCCCGGTAGTAGAGATCAGATAGCGGATCGCCTTAAAAAGTTCGGATGGAAACCAAAGCTATTCACACCAGACGGTAAACCTAAGATCGATGAAGCTGTTCTTAAAGGCGTCAAGCATCCTGCGGCTGAACTACTCTTGCGTTATCTCATGGTTACTAAACGATTAGGGATGTTAGCCGAAGGCGATAACGCGTGGTTAAAATGCGTACGTCGTGGTCGCATACATGGTAAGGTCAACAGCAACGGAGCGGTTACAGGACGTTGTACACACAGCTATCCTAACGTCGCTCAAGTCCCTGCGGTTCGCGCTCCTTACGGTAAGGAATGTCGTGAACTGTTTAAGGCGGGACAGGGATATAAATTAGTAGGGTGCGACGCAAGCGGGTTAGAACTTCGTATGCTTGCTCATTACCTATCGGCTTTTGACGGCGGTCAATACGCTACTGAATTGCTGACAGGTGACATTCATACTACCAATCAAAAAGCGGCGGGATTAGAAACGCGAGATCAAGCGAAGACATTTATCTACGCATTCTTGTACGGCGCGGGTGATGCAAAGATCGGTGAGATCGTGGGCGGTAGTAGTCGAGAAGGTAAAGCGTTGAAGGCGAAGTTCTTATCGTCGCTTCCTGCTCTCAAACAATTAAAGCAAGCGGTTGAAGAAAAGGTTAGACGAGGCGGATTCCTTCGTGGTTTAGACGGACGTGTCTTACCCATACGATCGGAACACTCTGCGCTTAACACGCTTTTACAGTCGGCGGGAGCCGTCGTTATGAAGCAAGCTTTAATCCTGTTGTTCTCCAAGTTGACAATGTTGGGATGGGCGCACGCCAGAGAGTACGCGTTTGTTGCAAACATTCACGACGAGTTCCAAGCCGAAGTAGCACCCGCTAAAGCAGAGACCTACGGTAAGCTCGCCGTTGAAGCGATCAAAGCGGCAGGTGTTCAACTAAAGATGCGATGCCCGTTAGATGGTGAATACAAAGTCGGAGAGAATTGGGCGGAAACACACTAATGCCTTATGCCCTCTTCAAGCGCACAACGGATCGGATCAATCGCTGAAACAGCGTTCGTTCGAGAATGCTTAGAACGCGACTTTGAACCTCACCCTACAACGACGCCTATGCCTTGGGACTACCTCGTCTCTTGTCCGACAGGGATTTTAAAAGTCCAAGTTAAATCGACCTCGGTTCCCTACAAAGGTAAAGCCTATAAGGTCTGCACAGGCGCGGGTTGTACCAATAAAGCAGAGATGAGTAGGGATATTGATCTACTCGTTTGTTACG